GCCTATCGAAATACTTAGCCAGCTCTCTTTCCAGCTTTCTTGCTTGCCTTTGGTTTGCGGGTGCGTTTGGGTTTGCTGGTATCCGAGCCTCTAGAAGCTGTATCAAGCTGCCTAGTTCCACTATCGACTGGCTTGGTCCCATTATCAGTGTCATCTATCTCTCCAGTGCCCTCACATCTATCACACCCTACCATAATCAGGCCGTGTTCAAATTCAATAAACCCCTTGCCATCACACTTATCGCATTGCATTATCTACTCCTTTATATTTGTTTGCCAGCAAAGCCTATAGTGGCTTCCCGCAATTCTGCCTTTAACTCCTCTGGTATACTGTTCAATGCCAGGCTTGTTGCCTCGTGAGTCTTTTCAGGATTTGTGGCATGGATAGCAAGGATGAACATATTATTCTCCTTATCATAATAGAGAAACCTTCCTGCGGCTCCTAGCTTTACTCCATTCAGGCAATCGGTTAACTTCTGATATAACTCTTGAATCTTATCTATTGTCTCACCTACCATTTCCCTGAACCTTTAATACCTCCCTGAACTGCTTGAGCACCCTGGCAAGCGCTACATCGGGATTCCCCCCAGCTTCCTTAGTTAATTGCTCTATGACCTCGGCTGGGTCATTTATGCCAAGTGCCATGAGTGCCGCCTGCTGAACTTCAGGCGCATCGGCAAACTGAGGCATGACCATAAGAATCTCTTTAAGGGACAACGCTGCTTGAGCCATATCGGCTGGGGCAATTGGCGGGAAGTCTCTATCAATATACCATCCCTCGGGCGCAACATTATTATGCGCTAATACCACCTCATCAATGTCCTGATAGGCATCAGCCCAGACTTTCTGGTAGGACTCAAACTGCTTCATCATTGGCAATTCTACTGTCTTTGCCGTAGCCAAGTTGCCGATTGATATATCACCAAAATACTGCTCAGGGATACCCACTGCAGCACAGACTTGAAGCTTTGTTAAGCGTGCTCCATCATATGCGTTTTTAGCTCTTTTATCCATTGTGAGAGACGAGGTATCAACCCCCATATTCTCAACTAGGTGAGACCCGGCTGGTATTCTCTGGGCATTTGTCGTAGCCTTAATGGCATCCACCGCAACCTGCCCACCTTTAACCTTCGACCTCAATACGAATGTGCCCTGGGCAATATCAACGGCAATGTAACTGGATAATTGGCGAGTGAGATACTTCATCCATTTCAGGGCTGGCAAAAGCAACGGATTGCCTCGCTGACTCGTTGTACAGTAGGTCAAATGATAAACCAGGGCATCTTCAGTCTTCTGAACACTCTTGCCATACATATCAGGGGTAGCTTTGTTTTGAGGATTGGTCGTACTCCGATAGATATCCTCGTGGGGTTTGCTCTGTGCATCCGTCCATTGCCTCCGATAATACATTAAACTCTCTTTATCATCGGAGTCGGTTATAATCTCCGTTATTTCAAGTGGGTCAATCCGCCTAATCTTAGCACTGCCGTTTGGGCCAAGGAACAGAGCAAAGAACACCTCGCCGTCTATTAGTAGCTTATCTGATGACTTGCGCTGCCCCCTAGCTGAAAGAATAGACCGATTTTCAGGAGCGTCCCAGAATTCCTCTAATGCCTTGGTACACTTTTCATTCTCACTCTGCCACGTCATGCCAGAGCCAAAAGTGTAATCAGTCCATAGCCTTATCGCCTGCTTTCCCATTGGATCCTTAAGCGCATATAGGCGAGAGAGCTTAACGTTGTCTATCCTTTCAGAAGATGTAATAACCTCAAAAGGTTGAGCACTAAGATTTATCCACCCTGCATCTTCAAGGGCTAAATCCTCTTCAACACTGGCAGTGGCTTCCCTTATAAGAATCTCCAGCTCATCCCTGGGTGAAGAATCTGCCAAGCGGGTCTTTTTATTGTTTGCCATACCTATTCATCTCCAAAGTAGCCCCAAATCACTTTAAGTCAAAACAGCCCGCATGAATACAGTCCACTATTTCCATTAGTGGATGGCTAGCTTCGCCGACAGCCTCTACTGTTTCCATAAGGCGGGCATGACCATACCTTGCCCTATACTGGGGTTTGTACGCTAAACTGTAGAGAATATCGTATGCTTTCATAAGATATTCTCGGCAAGTGTCAAATTCCTTCTCTAATTCTGCGTCTAATTCTTCGTTTGTCATGCTGTTCCCTTACAACTCTAGCCCCCTTACTTCTTCCATCGCATCATAGATTATAACCTGTTCCATAGGCTCCCCAGGGCCCCTCATGTATGCTAGGGCTTGTGTAGTACTGTCTACCTGATCATCGTGAGTAGCATTGGGGAACGCCGACAGTTCTTCAATATAGTCAAACAGCCACGGTGCATTCTCTGGTAAGAACACTCTGCCAGCCTCTATCAGTGGCGTAGCAGAGTTTGCCCTAGCTACTTTATTTATATCTACCTTGACTGGTAAGACTGGTATCCTTGTATTCCTCTGTAACTCCTGAATTAACGATTGCCCGCTTGCCTTGTCCTCTACGATCACGACATCCGGTATATCCCTTTCGTATAAAGCTACAGCAACCCTTTTCAGTTCAGGGAACTCAACCCTACCCCTCCAAACATCCAGCAAATAGTATCCGTTCTGTGATTCCCCCCATACCGTGCAGACCGAGTAATCATTCTGGGTCTTATCCTTAAAGGCCGTATCCCAACTATGAAGCTTCCTTATGAAGTGCGGGAACTCCCCAAAATATCGCCACCACTCCCTCTTGATTATCTGCCCCCCAGCTATAGTCGGGCTGCCCTGATATAAGGATTCAAATGCCCTACCACCGATTGAGGACCTAATCTTTTCTAAGACTTCTATCGGGTATCTCTCAGGCCATAGCGCCTGACCATCCTGTATAGCCTTAAAATGTAGGATTTCCCATTGGTCTGAAGCAGAGTCTCCTTGAGCTTGCTTTAATAGCCTACCAACAAGGTCATCTTGGTGCCACCTTGTCATTACAACGATTATAGCAGCGTCTGGTTCCGCTCTAGTTCTAAATACCCTCTGATACCAATCCCAGACCCTGTCTCTAATAGTCTGGCTAGTTGCCTCTTCCTCGTCCTTTACTGGGTCATCTATAATCCCGACATTAAAGCCTCTACCAGTCAATCCTCCGCCAATACCTACCGCATAATATGACCCACCCTGTTTCGTTCCCCACTCGTGGGCAGCTTGTCGTTCAGGTACAATAATCTCTTGCCCCGGTCGTTCAGGTCGATGCCTAATATCAGGGAAAAGCCTTGTCATTTCAAGTGATATGAAAATGTCCCTCGATTGGCGGGAGTGTGTTAAGGCAATAGATTCAGCATAACCTGCCTGAACCATATAATCTTCAGGATGCCTTGCCAGATACCAACAAGGAAATCTTAAAGATATAAGTTCTGACTTACCATGCCTTGGGGGCATCAGAACTATCAACCGCTTTAATTCCCCCCTCTCTATAGCCTCTAGTGCTTCTGATAATGCTATGAGATGAGAGGGTGTCTGGTATTCAGGGAAGGTATACTGACAGAAGGGCAAAAGGTTTCCAGTAGCCTTCTTACGCCTTAGGAGTTCTTGCCCCGCTCTCGATAATTGCGAGTAGTTCCTCCGTAGTGTAGTCTTCAATACTTCTGTGGATATTGACAACGCTTTCTACCTCTGTTTTATCACTCATACCCAGCCAGTTCTTTGCAAGGAAGATGGCTACGTGACCCTGAGTGCTAGACAGTTTTATGAGGTTGCGCCGTAGGGCTATTTTGCCACCTACCCTCCGCAAGGTGAAGAACTCCCTAAAACTCAAGCCCTTTTCATCCTTTAACCGGCGTGCCAGCGTCTCAACGGATACATTAAACCAGTCGGCAATCTCGGTCTCCGAACATTGTAGGCGGCACAACTTCTCGGCTTCGTGCCAATCGATGTGTTTCTTGGGTCTACCCCCATTGTGGTTATTAGGTCTGGCCATCACTCCCCCTAAATCTTTATGAAATCTTTATAAATAACTTACCTAAAGGCATTGACTTAACGTAAGTTTCTGTTATAATGTAGGCAGGAATAAAAAACAGGAGGTAAAAGGGAGTGCAATGGTCAAGGTTGATATACCCCGGCTACACTGTAAGCGATGTGGTTACTCCTGGTATCCAAAACAGCCAGAGGTAACTATCTGCCCTAAGTGTAAGAGCCCGTATTGGAACAAGCCCAGGAAGCAGAAGAGTAGCACCTTAACAATTGAATAGGGGCGGGTAGGAAAGGAAGGTAGTTTATGGCATACCGAAAGAGAACTCTTAGGTCAATGCTCCCGACTACCCGAAAAGTCGCAAGGCTTATTGGAGAGTTAGAGAGTGTTGATAAGA